ATATTTTTAGATCCTGTTGCAATAGATACAGTTGTAGAACCACCAGAAGAGATTACTGTAGTCGCTCCTGAATTATTTATAATGTAATAATCTTTTTCAATATTAGGAACTGTAATTGTAACTGTAGTTGCAGATAATGAACCAGATAAAATAATAGTTTTATTTCTTCCTGACTCATCAGTAAATGTTGTTGAAGATGAATTTGTTGTAAAAGCTAAAGTTGTAGAACCTGTTATAGTTAAATTAAAAACACCAGAGATAGCATTATCAATTTCTTGTAAGTTAACGTTAGTGATTGCGCCCCATGTACCGGAGTTTTCGCCAGTTGCTTGTAAGTTTAATCCTAAATTACTAAATGTACTTGCCATATTATAGTCTCCTTATCACTTTTTTAAGGTTTTGTCATCATGGTAATTGTACCCATGTTTGACCAGTTGTAGCATTTATAGTGCTCCAAGTTTGTCCTGTAGTAGGATCTATTGCAGACCAAGATTGACCTGTTGATGGGTTTATAGGTTCCCAAGAGAACACTTTAGGATTTCCTGTTAATAAAGTCAATAAATTTCCTGATACATTTAATCTATTTTGAGTGCTTATACTTACAGTACCTACTCCTATATTTACTTGATTTCCGCTTATTACAACATAAGTACCTGCTGTTGCTGTAGCAGTTCCAGTTGAAATAATTACACTTGATCCTGTTGTTGTAACATAGACACCCGCATTTATTTCTGGTGTATTTGTTAATGTTGATAATTCAGATCCAGTTAAAGAAACATTACCTTTACCAGTGATTGTAGCTGTTCCAACAGAAGTAATTACGCTATTTCCTGTAACATCAATTAAAGTAGGTAAAGCAATTGTAACAGTACCTGTTGCAACTTGAACAGAAGATCCTGTTGTTGAAATTCTTTGATCTATTTTAAAGTTAAGAGTTCCAGTTTGTGTAGCTAATTCATTTCCAACAACTGCTTCTGTAAATGATTTTGCACTAACACTTGGATTTTGAACTAATAAGTCTAATGGATTAGCTGTTGCATTTATATTTGCTTTAGCAATTATAGTTGCATTATTAATTGTAAGTGTAAGTTGATTTCCAGTTATTGTAACATTTGTTTTTCCAATAACTTGAACAGTACCTGTAGATATTCCAAGTTCTGAAGAAGATAAAACTACATTAACATTTGCATTTACAACGGCCGTTCCGGTTTGTGTAGAAACTTCTGCGCCAGGATAATCTTGATTCCATGCTCCTGAACCAAAAGTATCTCTTCCCCATCCTGTTGGACCAATAGGAATAACTACATCAACGGATTGTTGATCCCAAGAACCTGCACCCCAAGTGTATATGCCCCAAGAATTATTAGCCATAATTTTTTATGGCGGATCTACTAAGAGATCCTTAAAACTGCGCTAGTAGAATTAGCGGTAGGGAACTGAATAGTAAAGTCGCCGTTAGTTGAAGTTTTGCTTCCACCAAAATCTAAAACAACAACTGCTTTATTAGACTGTGTGCTGTTATAAATTAAACAGCAAGAAGCTGTTAATGTTGCAGTAGAAAAAGTTGCATTATTAAAACTAACAAAAGAAATATTTTGAGCAACGGTTACTGTAGAGTTAACTAATGTAGTTCCACCTGCAGAATATCCAGTACCACTAGCTTCGTTTGTTGTAATGTAATTTGTTGTGCTTGCAGAAAATCCACTTACAGTTGTGTAAAGTGCTAATTTAAAAGTGTTACCTGCACTTGTTGAAAAATTGTGTGTTGCTAAAAACAGTTCTTGTTTAAAACTATCTGGTACTATATTTGCCATATTAACTCCTTGTTATTTAGATGGTGTATTCAATGGTATTCTTAACTCACCATCTTTGTACTCATCTCTTCTTCTTAATCCTAACTGCTCATCAGCAAACGTTCTTACAGCTTGTTGATAAGACTGTTCGTAAACTTGTATCATATCTGCAGGACCTTTCAAGTATTTATATGTTTCAGTTAAGCAACAATATAATAAAGCATCCTGTGCGTACGTAGATATATAACTTGTACTAGTAGCGCTTGATGTAATTGTAGCAGGTTGCTGTAAATATGCAATATTTATTGTATAAGATGTGTTTGGAACAGGAGCCACAAACCAAGTTGTAGCATTAAAATTGGCCCAATATTTAGGTTCTCCTCTTAAAGTAGTTGAAGTTGGATTATCTAAATATTCTGCTAAAAAAGAACTATCTTTTTGTAAAAGAGTAGAAACATTACCACTAGAATCTATCATTTCTACATATCTAATATTTCTAAGACCTGATGGTACAGATATTGTAGAAACTCCAGTAAGAGTAATAGCAGAAGCATAAAGTTTAAATGCATCAATAGCTGTTTCTCTGTACATTCTATTTTCTGCATTTTGTACAATAACAGAAACCGTTGAATCTGATAATCCATTATCAGATAGTTCTGAATAGTTTCTAATTTGATCTCTTAGTTCTCCGTAATTCATATTTATATTGTCTGTGCTGTTACATACCCTCCGCCTATAACTGCATTCATTGTAGCAGTTTGTGAATAGGCATTAAAAGTATAGTTATTTACATTAACTACAGTAATATTATATCCTGTGGAAGTTGCAAGTACTGCTGTAGTAAATCCTGTAGAACTATTAAAATTATTTAAAGCATTAACATTAGAAAATACAACAGTATTACCTGTTCTTCTTCCATGATTAGCTTCACTAACTACAATTGTAGAGCTTCCTGTAGTTATAGTAAATGGATTTTCAGCAAGTTCCACGGCTGAAGGACCAATAGATACATTACCACCACCAAAAAATCCTGTAGCAGTTGCAACACTTGGTAAATTAATACTATATGTATCTGAACTAACAGAAGTTAATGTATAACCAATTGTAGTTGTTAAAGTTGCAATAGAATATCCATTTCCAGCTAATGTTCCTCTTATAATAATTGAATTTCCAATTTTATTTCCATGACCTGGATCATTTATTAACATCGTTGAACTTCCGGATACTGTATAAAAAGGATTGTAAGCTAATTGAACTATAACTGCTGGTTCAACTCTATCCGGTCTTGCATTTTGTAAACCTTGTGGATCATTTCCTGGAACTTTAGGTTCTAATTGAGGATGTTTAGGTTCATATTCTGAAATATGTACAAAAGAACCATTCCATTCTGTAACCATCTCAGCATATGGAAACCTTTGGCCAGATCTATCAGATACTGCCCATGATTTTTTACCTGTTGCGTAACTAGTCATTATAAACCATCTCCAAAATATGATTTAGGTGAAATAAATAATGAAGTTCTTTGTCCATCTTCAGTTAGAGCTCTTTGTAATTCATCTTCATAAAACATTCTTAACTGTTCAGTTCTATCAGGTCTGTGTTTTATAGATAAATAATAAGCTAAACCAGAAGTTAGAGCTGGTAAAAATCTAAAAACTACATCTGGAGTGTTTGTATAAGTTCCAGCATCTTCAATTTTTGCTAAATAATAAAATAAAACTTCATAGTCAGTAGGGTTAGCAGCATTAGAATAGTTAGAACCTGGTGTTTGATATAAAAATATGCTTGGGCTATATGTTCTTTGAACATAATATTGAGATGGAGTACCTTGTGACAGCTTATTTGGTAATGCAGCATAAGCAGATCTATCAATTTTAGATAAAGAAATATCTACAGGAGATGCTGGAACAGTATTATTTCTAACGTAAGCCTCTAAAACATCATTTATATCATTTGGAAAATTTGTAGGGTCACTTGTATAATTATATTGAGCTTGTCCTAATACTAACGGAACAGTGGCAAGCTTAACTTTCCATAAATGAACACCTCTATTATCCCACTCTGATAATAAAAGGTTTAAAGATCTTCTTGCTGATCTTAATTGATATCCACTTCTAGTACCATCAAGACCAATTCTTTCATAAGCTTCTTGAAAAAGCTCATCTAGATCCAGATTGAATGAAGTAGTTCCGGATGTAGTCATGATATTACTACTTATCTATAAATAACGTAGCAGATAATGCAGATGAATTTCCTGTTATACCAACACCATCAACACAACCTACAGAATTATTTGAACCATATAAAATTCCATCTTCTGGAATAACAATAGTTTGATTCTGATTAGCTGCAAGATAAACTTGAAAGTATACCTGTGTGTTAGTTGAAGTGCTAACAGTTGTAGCATTTGCTAAACCATTAACAGTTAAAGTTCCTGAACTTCCAGTTGACTGGATAATCATTCCTCTTAAACGTGTTCTTCCAGTAAATGCAACAGCATTCGTACTATTAGATGCTATGTATATCGGTTTGACATCACCTTTAAATGACATAAAAAACCTCTAGTTGTATTTTATAGGGACCCCGGAGAGTCCCTACAAAAGAATATTAATTATTTTATGATTCTTCACCAGGTTTACCTGTACCGTCATTAAATGTATATGTGAATATACCTGAAACGTTACCTGT